TGCATCAGCAAATGGAGTGGCAACTGTACCTGAACCTACCAAAACGCCTTGAACAAGATACTCTGCTGTAGCTAACGCTGTAACTTCAACATACGACCCTGCGTCACCGCCTGTAGTGCCACCGTTCATAGAGATAACGTCATTGGAAGAAACATCCGAGGCAAAAGCCTTAGTTGTTGTTCCTGCAACAGTAAGAGTTCCAGAGAACTTGTCTGTGCCGTCAGTCTTGATGTCAAGGTCTGTTGCATCCGTGCCGATAAAGAACGTGTACTTAGCACCGATGGTATCAGTGGTGATTGAAGGTAGCGTTACCGCGCCATCTGCGTCATTGATCTCAATGATCCGACCGACATGGTCAGCATAAGTGAGAGTTGTTTCCGCTGTGATTTCTACTACAGCAGAAGCGCCTGCTGCTGTGAACCCGCGATTAGACCGGACTGGTCCTGAGAAAGTAGTTTGAGCCATGTCATATCTCCTGTCGTGGCTAATGTCTGCTAAAGCAGTCAGAAGTAGTAATTTCGATAGTATATAAAAAGAAAAGGGGGCGCAAGGCCCCCTCTTACTTGTAGCTTAAAAGCTACTTATGCACCCGGAGAACCGAACATTCCCAGAGGATCTGACCAGCCGAAGCTGTAACGCTCACGAGCCTTGTAACGTACGTTACCAGTATCGAAGTCGCCGTCCATACCAGTAGTCATAGCCGCACGTGTGAAGTGCTTCATGCCGTTAGGTACGTCAGTAGTCAAGAACCACGCATCGTCATCAGTCAAGAAGTTGTTGACTGTGTAGCCTTCTGGAACAACACCGTTGTTCGAGATTGCGTTGATGTCGTTGTCAGCAGTGCCGACACGGCCTTCAGTTTCCAACAAACGAGTTGCAACGAACTGCAACGCTGGTGGAATGATGAGCTTACGTGGCTTAGCTGCAATTAGCAGACCACGCTCGTCAGTCCAACCTGCGATCTGAATAACAGCCGCTTCCAAAGAAGTTTCGTTAAGGTCAGATGCAGTTGATGGTTCGTTTGAGTTTGTGCCACCAGAAACAAGTGGGTGTGCGTCTGAGAACAACTCAACGCCGTCACCACCAGTGTAGCTGCTGTCGAAACCATTGTTCAGTACAGCCGCTGCCTTGGTTTGCTTCGTGTATGCCATCGCACGAGCCAATGCCTTGGTATAACGAGATGACAATGAGTCATACAGGTTATCTTCTACCGCTTCTTCAGTGATAGAGAATCCAAGAGCAATAGTTTCGTGTGTGTAACGCGAAGTCCATGCTTCTTGTGCGTTGTCATAAGAGATTGACGAGCCTTCTTCCTTGGTAGGAGCAGCCGCAAATCCTGACAACTTAGTTTCTTCTTCAAATGAGCGCTCAGAAGTCTCTGATTCAAAGATCTCTGTGTGTTGCTCACCATACTTTTGATATTCCAAACCGAACAAAGCGTTCAGGCCGGGAAGTAGCTCTTTAAGGAGCTGGGCGCGTGAAATTGCCATGTTAAATTACTCCTTATACGCCAGTGTTCATGGTCATCAAATGAGCACCATTGGTGATCTTGACCAGTACATCTGGATAAGCGTCCGCAGGATCAGATACGTGGCCGACGACTTTAAAAGCGCCAACTGTAGTCTGGACTGTAGCATCAAGTGCTGAAGTTGAGTTACCAGTAGAAGTATTACCAGTAGAAGTAGACTGCACTGCAGCAAACTTCGTGATTGTACCAATAATGGTCTGTGCTCCAGAACCGTCAAGCTGTGCTTGAAACAGTACGTTTGGATCATCAACAACATATGCCTTAATAGGACCGCCGTTAGCAGTACCTGAAGGATAGTATTGACTGAAGATCTGCTGACCTTCTGCGTTCTGATACTCACAACCCATAAATACGCCAATAGCGCCGATGCTAGAGCCGCCTAGGTTGTTAGTAGTAATGTCCGCACCTGTACCTGTAGCCAGTGCGATATACCCATCTGATCCGATAGTGACTACTTGACCATTAAAAATGTTAGTAGCTTCACCAGCAGGATCAATTAGATAGGTAGAAGTAGCCCCTGCATAGGGCATGCCATCAGCACGTTTTACCGGCTTCAGGCCATATGGAGCTGCTGTAGTAGCCATTGCTCATTCTCCTAAAAAATTAGTTTCCTCGACCGAACGATGTCTTGGTTTTTCTATCCGCAAATAGAGGCATCCTAGGATCGTTCTCGCGCATAAAGTTGTTGTCTACAGACTCCATCTGAGCTTGGTTCTGCTTCGCATAATGTTCATTACGCTGTTGCACAAACTCGTCAGGCATCTTGCAAAGCAACAGTCCTTGGACTTCGATATTGTCTTTATAACGACTATCTGTATCCACGAACATTTTGAACTGAGGTTGCTCTTCGATACGAACCGGCTCCCATCCCTGACGTAACTTTGATGACATGTTACGTGGATCAGCCTGATTTAACTGAGCAATCCGAACCCAACGATACGTATAACCCGGCTGCTTATCTGGCTCTGGTAATACAGAGGCAGGTTGCCATGATTTAGGACGTTCCGCTGTAGCCCTTGTTTCCAGTTCGCGTGCAAGTCTGTTGTTAGAAGTAGCTTTCTCTTGTGTAGCCATGATTAGTTCCCCATCTTCTTAAGTTCCCGAGCATACTGCTCCGGAGTTAGTCCCAGTTTTCTCGCAATTTCAACTTGCGATCTCTTTAGCACGATCTTTTTTGGAGACCTGCTACGGGATGCTGGTGCAACTACCGTGGCTGGCTTCTTCTCTGCGCTCTTGACGGGCTTGCCGCCCCCGTCAGTCGTTTCATCTTCCCCGAAGTAATCCGGGAACCGGCGTTGCATTGTGGTGTCAACGGTCTGCCAGTATTCATCGGTGCCAATAAATTGAGCACCCCGCTCTTGTTCTAGCTTTTGGTGTAAGCCTAAAGCAAGTGCGGTCATCTCTTGGTCCTGCCCAAACCATGTATTGCGCTCTTGCCACGCAAGTGTTTTGGCGTCGGGCGCAGGGGCCTGAAAATCATTTTGTTCAGTTTGTACCTCAACCTCACTGTCTTGTAAAGGTCTTGGCTTAAATGTTTGAGCTTGTTGGAGTTTGTAGCTGGCTGCTGTGAGCTGGCGTTGGGCATCCAACATCTGGTCAGTATCACCAAGCTCATGCGCCTCTTTATAGGCACGCTCAGCGTTCTTCATCTCAAGCTCAGCGGCCTGCTTATAAGTCTCCGCGAGAGTCTCTTCACCTTTGGACAGGCTAGCTTTGAGGCGCTTATTCTCCTCCATAGCTTTCTGCGCCATGCGAATAGCTTCCTGCTGCTCACGAGTCGCCTTCTCTTTTTCACGGCGCTCGTCATGCCACACCTTCTTCATCTGCTTCAGGCGCTGCTTTACTTTCTCCGAGTAGTCTTCCAACTCATCGGCTTCAAGCTCTTCGACAATCTCTTTAGGCATTGGCGAATGACCGCGATCTTCTTCGGGTGTGTCATCTTCAATCTCTAATTCAGGTTCTTCCTTTTCAGGCTCCTCCTGCTCAGCAACCTCTTGCTCCTGCTCTTCTTCGATCTCGAAGTCGAACTCTTCTTCTGCTTTCTGTGCTTCTGCGTTCATTTGTGCCTCCTTTAGGCTCTGGATATACCGCGTGGATCTTCAACTACCGCCTCAACCGCATCATCATTGATGATTCGGAACTCACGACCGTGAATCTTCACACGTGTACCGGCATGAGGACGTACGAGAATAAAGTCGCCTTCCTTACACCAAGCTCCGCTAGGGAACCGTGTTTCGTCCTTATAACAGTCAGGACCGAGACTAATTACAAATAAGGTAGTAGTTAGTAACTCTTCGTTATGGAGAGTCTGGGCAGATTTAATTAGCCCGCTATCGCCAAACGTTTCTTCGATCTCAGGCACGCCACATAAGATGCGGTACCCTGAAGGATCAGGTAGTTGCTTCGCTTTTTGCTCTGCTGTTTCTGGTAATGCTGTTGCTTCATCCGGATTATCGGGGTTTGTGCCGACTAGGATTTCAGTCATCGTCTTGCTCCATTCGTTGTGCTGTTTCCAGCAGGATGTTGTTAGCGATCATAAGACCGCGAATTACGCCAGTGGCGTGCTTGTATTGGGCGAAATCGGCGGCTTTACCCGCTGCCAAGTCCGTCTCAATTACTTGTCGTTCCTCGTCAATTTTGTCTGAGAGGTACTTCAATAGGTCTGTACTCATTCTTCACCTTGGGGTTCTTGAGTTTGTTGTTGCCGCGCTGCGCGGTCCTCTTGAGCTGCTTCACGGGCGATATTGATGCCCATCTCCAGCCCATCCTTTTGCTGTTGAGCAGATAACTTGTCTTTGTCTGACGCGATGCGTGCCCCAACCTGCAGTCCTGCGATGCGCTCTTGTGACGCGATACGCTCTTTCTCCAGCTCCAGACGATCTGCCTTGTCGGCAGCTTCGACCTGCATCTTCTGAGCCTTGAGCTGTGCCTCGGCTTGCTTGATCTGCAGTTCTTGTTGTTGCATCTGGACGATTGGGTCTTGTTGAGCTTGCTGCGCTTGCTTGGCGGCTTGCTCTGCTTGGTTCTTGCCGAGTACCTGCTGTGCTGCAGCGGCTGCAAGACGCGAGATCTCCAGCTCTGTGTTCTCGTCCATCTTGTCCTCTGGTGTTGGATAAGGGACGCCAGCGGCATCTTCGATCTGCTTGCGGTACGCCATAGCAAGGTGTTCAGCCAAATGCTCTTGGAAGGCTGCTCCTATCGTCTTAGCCATAGGACTCTGCTGCAGCATCTGCATCATCTTAGGATCTTGGGCTGCGGCCATGTGTACAGCGATATGCGCCTCATGATCCTGATACAAGAACGCCTTGACCGGCTTACCGCGCAACAGGTTCATATTCTCTGTCACTGGATCAGTCGGCTTCTGGTCGTCTTCCATTGGAACCAGCTTTTCAGCGTTCTTTATTCCTAAAACTTCTAACATCTGACGGTGTAAGTACGGCATGTCATAAAGCTGTGGTGCAGACTGCGCCATTTGCAGTACCGCTTGGTACTGAACAACTTTTTGAGCCATTGTTGCCGCATTTGGATCAGAAACAGGAATAACTTCCACACTATCGTAGTCTTGAGCGCGATCTGC